AAATCAAGGCTTGAGACAACCGTCGACATACTACCACGCATCAGAATCAGGAGCAAGGATTCAGGTGCATCAGGGAGGCTCTCGAAGTGGAAAGACGTGGAGCTTACTACAGCACATCATAGACTTCTGTTATCACAACGAGGACGCTGGTGCGGTCGTCACTATATGCCGTAAGACATATCCAGCTCTAAGGGCTTCGGTGATGAGGGACTTCTTTACAATCCTAGAGCAACAAGAAATCTACATCCCCTCATTACATAACAAGTCACAAAGCCTCTACAAGCTATTCGGAAACATCGTCGAGTTCATCAGTCTCGACCAAAGTTCTAAGGTCAGAGGACGCAAGAGAGACCTCCTATTTATCAATGAGGCAAATGAGCTAACCCTTGAGGATTGGAGGCAGCTCATCTTAAGAACAACGGGACGCATCATCATCGATTTCAACCCCTCAGATGAGTTCCATTGGATTCACGATTCAGTCATCCCAAGAGACGACTCAGACTTCTTTCAAACAACCTACAAAGACAACCCATTCTTAGAGCAATCTGTCATCGAAGAGATAGAGAGATTTAAGGACGTCGATGAGAACTTTTGGAGGGTCTACGGCTTAGGAGAGAAGGGAGTGAATAGGAGTGCCGTGCTGACCCATTGGAAGCAATCTAAGAGCATCCCTGAGGGATGGAAGCTGATGAATTACGGACTCGACTTCGGATATACGAATGACCCGACTTGTATAGTCGCAGTTTATACCGATGGACACGGATTTCTCTTGGATGAGATATGCTATGCAACGGGACTCACGAACTCGGCAATATGCGAGACGATGAGACTAGCGGGCATCCAAAGAGATGACGTCATCATCGCTGATTGTGCTGAGCCTAAGTCTATAGACGAGATACACGGACACGGATTCAACGTGCACGCTTGTCGTAAGGGAGCAGACTCAATCAGGTCAGGTCTCGACTTCCTACGCTCACGCCCCCTCCTAATCACAGAGAGAAGCCTCAACGGAATCAAGGAGCTAAGAAACTACAAATACAAGGAGGACAAGAACGGCAATATCTTAAACTCTCCCGTCGATGCCTTCAATCACTTTATCGATGCGAGTCGATATGCAATCACATTCAATCAAACCAATCCCAACTTTGGCTCTTATGCTCTTGGGTAAGGAATTAACACCTAAATCGTTTTAATAATATGCAGTTCAAAATCCCCTTAAAATACTCAGACTTAAATCTAGGGCAACTGATGACACTTCACACAGAGAGCGACCCGTACAAACGGGTCTCAGCTTGCTCAGATGTAACTCTCGAACAGTTAAGAGAAGCGAGGCTTAAAGACGTGCAAAGAGCAGACGAGTATCTTAAGACAATACTCTCAGAAGAGAGGGGTAAGCATCTCAAGAAAATAAAAGTCAAAGGAGAGCAATACGGCTTCATTCCTAATTGGAGCGAGTTCTCTCTTGGAGAGTGGATTGACATTGAGGAGTATTGTGGAGACTTTTGGAATAACGCTCATAAAGTGGCGTCTATTTTGTATCGACCTATCGTAAGGAGTCAAGGAGATGTATACACGATTGAGAAGTACACAACGAAAGAAGATGCTGAAATTTTTAAGGAAATGCCTGCCGATATATTTGGAGGGTGTATGCTTTTTTTTTCGACTTCAAGAAGAGAACTGCTAAGCACTATGAAGTCCTCTTTGATGGAGGGGATAGACCATCAGATTCATTTGCTGAGAAGTGGAATTGGTATGCCGTCCTCTACTCCCTATCAGGTGAGGATGTCCTCAAAATGGATGCGGTTTCTGACCTATCTGTCGGGGCTGCTTTCACCCATCTTGCCTTCAAAAAAGACCTTGACTATAAAATGACCCAATCTCAAAAATGATAACATTCAACAACATAGTCAACCGATTCGAGAAGTTTGTCTCTGAGCATCACTTCCTCAGGACGTTCTCTCACGGCTCTCCGTCAGGAGTAGACCTCAATAAGTTCGAGGTTTACCCGACTCTTCATCTCGTCTACACGGGAGCTAACTATGACTCAACGTCTAAGGAATACAGCTTCGAGGTGTACATCCTAGACCTACCCCCTGACAAAGCCGACAAGGTAGACAATCAGCAACAGCTCATCAGTAACGCTGAGCAGGCAGCAGAGGACATTTTAGCCGATTTAAGGAACGGAGGCAACATCTTCGACTTCGGACACCTCTACACCCTAACGAGCGCAAATACAACGCCCCTAGAAGAGACCACATCCAACTCACTCTCAGGAGTGCTCTTGACTATTGCTATCGAGGTAGGCTTTGAGTACGACTCTTGTAACGCCCCTCTATCAGGAGTCACCCCATCGGGGTCAGCGTCAGAGAGCTTGATAGGTCGTCAATCTATTGTCAACGTAACGGGCGGAATCGGCACAACCAACTTGACGGGCGCAGCCTTGACAACTTTATCTCTTAATAGCACTAATAATTGGACGAGCTATAATTACAATATGAACGGGTCAGCGTCATTTTTAAGCAACTTCGTATTAGGCAGACACGAGATTCACGGACTGAACAGCAAGACCAACGTCAAGCTCGACATCACGCTGTCAGTAACGGCATCAGCAGCGACGACATTTACAATCACAACGTCAAACATAGGATTCAATTTTGGATTAAGTGAGAATGTCGTATTTACATCAGCAGGCACAAAAGAGGTCTCGTATTCTGTTAATGCAAACAGCGAACTCACAGACGACCTTTATACCCAATTCAAGATAATGCACGCTATCTCAGGAAGCGTAGAAATTAAATCATTCACTTACACAATAACTGACCCTCTTTCAGCATAATATGGCACACCACGAACTCACAGAAGAGGAGCGATTTGCGCAACCTTCAAAAGAACAGATTGACCTTTGGGAAAGGGTATTCTCTATCCTTGACGACATCGAGGACAGACTTCAAAAACTAGAATCAAAATCAAAATAAAAAATGTTAGAATTCATTTCATCAAATTGGGCAGCATTGCTCATCGCAGGGCTTGCCTTTACTAAAGTAATTGTCAACCTAACCCCCTCAGAGAAGGACAACAAAATCTTCGCTTACATCGACGACTTAATCAATTACTTTGTCACAGACAGACGAATATAAAAACTACAAAAAAGCCTTAGCTAAGTATGCCGAAGTCTTGAATAACGCTGCCAAGAGAACACTTGGCACTCGAAGGATAGGCAAAAATAAAAGCTACGGAAATGCCTCAGGAAAGCTCAGGAAGAGCCTGACCTATCAGTTCTCAGGGAACTCGGTAATGTTTGGCTCTCCTCAGCCGTCCTCGAAGTTTATCTATTGGGGAGTGAATGGAACATCTAAGAAGCGAGGCTCACCTTTCTCTTATGGTTCTAAGCAACCCCCATCAAAGGCTATCTTGGAGTGGATGAGAGTGAAGCCTATCAGACTAAGAAACGAGAGTGGACAATTCATTCAGCAGACTCCTTCCCTCTTAAATTCTGCAGCGTTCTTAATAGCAAGGGCAATCAAAAAGAAGGGCATCGCAGGACTTAGATACTATGAGAAGGCTTTTGAATATACATTCCCAAGAGCCGAGAAGGAACTCGGAGAATCATTTGCAAAAGACCTCTTTTCTAACTTCTCCGCTAAAATTGGAAACATAAAACTGACCCCGCAATGAGTGCACAAATAGACAGTAAGCCAACGCTTATAATCCCCGCAAATCAGCCTCTGATATTCACTATCTCGGACACTGGTTCAGCTCCTGATAGGTTCGTCGTTTGGGTCAAAGAGGACGGGACTGAGATAGCTAAGCTCTACCTAACCCCCAACACAAACGACAAAGTGCACTTCAATCTAGCTGAGGTCGTTAGAGAGAGGGTTAAGGTAGACGACAAAATTAGAGACGAGAGTGCTACGTTATTAAGCTACTCGACGGCAGGAATAACAACGGGAAGGAACGGGCTCAAGAAGTACACAGTTGAGGTCGGCACTTACACGGGAACAACTGAGTCAAGCGTCCAAGATTCTGACGATGTGTACTTACTCGACGGAGCTGAGCAATTAAGCTCAGGTCTACACCCATCCTTTGCTGACTACTATCCCACAGCAAGCACAAAGAAGTCTTGGCTAACTGACCGAGAGGCTGTCAGCAATGTGATAGAACTTGACGCTAGAGAAGAGGATGAGGGATGCATTGCGTTTCTACAAGATTCTAACATCATAAGCGGAGTCTCGACGTTTGTTTTTGTATCATTCTACAACAGCTCAGACACCCATCTTCAAACGACGAGCTACACAATCACCACAATCGGAGGACAAGCCTTAGCAGCAGCAGACAATAATCAGAAGCTGACTTACTTTATGGGCTATCCTAAAAATTTAGAGAGTTGGGCTTCGACACTCAATAAGCCGTCTAATAATCCGACGTGGGCATACTATACAATCAAACTTATGGACGGGTCTCTCGCTCAATGTAGCAACGCTATAAAAATAAACAAAATGTGCGGAGCTGTTAAGCACGAGAACACTCAGCTCGCTTGGACAAACTCTGTCGGAGGGTGGGACTCTGTGACTTTCACGGGTCGCACAGAGCACTCTGAGACTACCAAGAGTAAGCCCTATATAAAGCAGATTGGAGATTGGGATGCTTCGACGTATACCTTCCTACCTCAAGCTCGTGAGAGCGTAGACTATCAGAAGTCAGCTCAGGCTAAATTTAAGCTGTTTAGGCTAGACTTCTCATTCTCTGAGATAGCTCTTATTAAGTACGCCCTTCGCTCTGATAATGTGATGATAAGAATAGCTGATGGAGCTTGGCAGCCCGTGATAATGGACACAAAGTCTTATACTATCAAGGAAGCCTTTGCGGGGATGTTCTCTGTGTCTTTAAATGTAACTCTAGCGCAACCGATAAAATGCTAAGACTGACCCTATGGAATACGGCTGAGACAGAACAGCACACGATTGAGCTGTACAAGCACGCCCCCGTCAACTTGAATTATCAATTCACGGACGTCACTCAAATCAATAAGACTATAGGGTCTTACTCTCAGACATTTAGAATCCCCGCCACAAAAGCGAATACCGACTTCTTTGGAGACATCCAGAATCCTGCTGTTCAAAGTACATCCGCTCTAATTAATGGCAACTATAACGTAAAAAAGAAAATAAGAGCAGAGCTGTCTTTTAATAGTGTTAATTTATTAAGAGGCTACGTACAGATAAAGGCTGTATACATTCAGAAAAAAGATTTCGCTGATATTGAGATTATCTTCTTTGGCGAGTCTCTTGATATGGCTAAGAAAATCGGTGACAAGATGCTCACAGATTTAGCCGATACATCTATGAATCACACGCTCGACATTTCGGCAATTACTGACTCGTGGGCAGGAAGTTCGGCAGCTCCCTTTGATGGAACTCTTAGATATGGCTTATTCGATAAGGGTGAGAATTGGTCTGGAGCAGACGCCTTCACGGGAAATCCGTTGCTAGGTGACGGACGACTATTGCACGGAGATTTTACTCCATTTGTACGAATCCGAAAGCTCTTAAGCCTTATTTTAAGCGAGGCAGGATTCACATATACGTCGAGCTTTATCGACGGCTCAGATTGCGATAACATCTATATGCCTGCCTATGCAGGAAGCAAGACCCCACGCTCTGAAAACTACGAGCCAGAGTCCGAGCATTTTGGAGTCTCAATAGGGAGCAACTTTACTCTGTCAAATACAGACACTCTCTTAACTATGAGAGACGACTATACAAGCGAGGGAGGATATGATTACTCGAATAATTGGTTTAACTCTTCAAATCAATTCGACGCACCTTATGACGGTTTCTTCACCTTTACAATTAATGCAAAATACACGATGGGAGGCTCGACTATTCCCTACTATAAAGTCTCTTGGAATGGTTGGTCAGGAGGCGGAGCTTACGCTTTCTACACTTGGTCTGACGGCAGCACTACAAGAAACGGAGATAGGCAGGACACCTTCACAATCTTCTTTCCTGCAGGGTCAAGGATGAGGATATATGTCGGACAAGCGGGAACGGCTACGGGCAACGTCGCTAACGACGGAGCTGTCGGAAATAATGATGCTTTTTGGCTAAGATGCGTCGAGGCGTCTGAACCTATAACGGGACAAGACGTAGACCTCTCAAGCAACTATCCCACAATTAAGCAAATTGACTTCCTTATGGGGCTACAGAAGATGTTTAACCTTGTCTTTGTACCTGATAAGAACAAGCCAAATCATATTATTATCGAGCCCTTTAACGACTACACGTCCTCAGGCACAAAGAAGGATTGGACTAATAAAATCGACTACACAAAGGACGTCATCGTCAAGCCAACATCAGACCTCCAAAATAGTCAGTACGATTGGTCTCACGATAGCGGGCAAGACTTTATCAATGTCCTAGTCGAACAACAGACGGGTAGAGTTTACGGACGTTATCGAGTGACTGAGCCCGATAATGATTTTGCTACGGGTGAGAGCTTAATACAGACCCCCTTTGCCCCCTACCTGATGTCTACCGTCCCTTCGACAAATAAGATAATGCACAGATGCATCACTAACGACGGCTCAGGAGTGCAAGACCCAAAGCCTCGCATTGCATTTTGGAACGGACAAGCCGCATCGATGGGGACAATTGAGATAATGAATACGTCTTTGTCAAATTATATCACAGAGAACTTTCCCGTTTTTTCCAATTACAACGAAGTCGCTCCGACAATCGCAGGAGAGAACTTAAATTTCGGCTATGAGAGAGACTTTTTCTATGTTCAAGTTCATCCGTTAAATACTCTTTATTATAAGTATTGGAGTCCGTATGTTAATGAGCTGTATTCTCACAACGCTCGTATCGTTACAGCCTACTTTATGCTAACGAAAGCCGACATACAAGACTTTGAATTCTCGGACAAAATTTACATAAACGACACTTACTATCGAGTGTTAAAAATCAGCAAT